TTGGCTCTGTATCTTGCCACGCTTTTCCCAGCCGTAAAGGTAACTGGGAAAGCCAATGGGTACATCTGCCCGGGCTTTGTCACGGATTCCAAGCATGACGGCCTTGATATCTTTGTTCATCTCCTTGGTGAGATCCTTATCAAATTTACGCATGGCCTTCAAAGTGGATTCAACGCCTGTTATGTCTAATGGCATTTGCTCGCTCCTTTGCTCGGTCATTGAACACTTGCAATACTGCCTTGAACATCCTTTCATCCATAGCAAGGACTTCATCCGGGCTTATGTGCATCTCCACAGCTAGTGAGGCCACTAGATATGTGAGGCTGCCCTTGTCTATTTTTTTACGGGTTCATCATCCATAACTTCGACTGCAATGAGTGTGTTCAGCCATTCTTCTCCAAATGGAGGAATTACCTCAATGCGCTGCAAAGCATTGTGGGCCAACCAATAGATGTCGGTCTGTTGCTCTGCATCTCGAAATCGTTTGTGGATTCCTGAGCCTGCATATTTTTCAAACGCTACTTCAACCACTGGGGTGATCGGTACGATCACTTCCCCAGAGGCCCTGGTGATTTTCAAGCGTGCCATGATTCACTCCTTAGAATGCAGTGGATGATGATTGTGTAACAACTGTATTGACTGTGAATGAAAGGCTAGATGATGCCTCATCGCCCACGCCACCTGAACCCACTGGAGTCAGGTTGTTCACAAGAATTGAAAATTGGAATGTTGGGTTGGTCGCTGAAACTGTCAATGGAGTTGCACCATTACCGGTGATCATCGAAACTGCAAGGGTTGTGCCCCATGCTGCTCCCAATGTAGCCATGACCTGTCCAGCTGCCCAATCGTTGTAAAAATCGATGGTCAGTGTGGCACTCTGTAGCCCTTTTACAAATTTGTGGGCGTAGTCAGTCATGGTCGTGACTTCCAGCTCATCAAATGATTGCGTTAAAGTCACTGCGCTAACATAAGTTGAAATATCCACTGATGGAACAGTTGGCGCGGCTGCTGTTGCAAGTTTCACGCCAACATTGTTGTTTAGATATATTGCCATTGTCTATGCCTCTTTTTCTGTTGTCGTTGGCTTTGCAGCCTCTTTTGTGTCTGTGATCTGGCCAGTCTTGACAAGCCAAGCCAAATTCTCTGCATTTGTATCGCTCATTTTATCTCCTATGACCAAGTAGTTAGAACAGTGATGGAAAAATCTGATGTGAGCATTGGCCCACTGGGTGCATCCAACAGTGATGGAGCACTGGCCCCGGTAATGTTGAACACAATCGATGATGCTGCAAGTTTGTTGAACACTGCAACAATGGTTGATTCGATGCCATTCAGGTTGCCCTGATTGTCCAGATACGGCACCGTCATGATGATTTTGAAGTTTGCCATGCAAGCAATGGATGCCTGGGAGTTATTGCTTGGAACCAGGTATGGATCACTTGGGGCCACGATAACTGAGTTGGCTATTACAACTGAAGGCGGAAATGAGAATGTGCTCCAAACTCCAGCGTTGGCCAAGGCCGATGCTATCGTTGAGCGCAATGTTGTGAGTGCAGCGGCTGGCATAACTATCCAACCATGCTGTTCGGGCTAAGGTATGGCGCGAGCAATCCCCTAATCGATGCCATCAATGTGTTTGACATTCTAAAAGGGCTTGGAGCAAATCCATCGATGCCAACGCCGCCGTTTTGCGTAGATTGGCGAGATTGCCAAATGTTCGTTGCCAAAATCATTGAGGCTGATCTAATTGCTGGAGTGACCGCATACGATGCCGTTTTATCATCAGGGCCAGTCATTGAGCCATAAGGTTGAACCAGATGCATTGGCTCATCTGTGCCTTCACTTGCGTATTGAATATATTGATACCCAAGCGGATAAACATAACGCGTTGGCAAAAACGCATTTTGAGCTGTAATCGGATAAGGGCCTGTGCCTGTGATTGTTTTCGTTCCATTGAAAGATGTGCCAGATGCCGCGATCGTCACGGACTGGCCAACTACAAATTGCCCCGGACTGGCAATGACCACTGTTGCAACATTTGTCGAACGGCTCGTTGCAACAACCGGTGTTGTATTAAACCAAAGAAATGAATTGATGAGATCCTGTGCAGTCTGACAACATTCTTCAACTGTCGCGTTTGAATAGAGGGTGCCAATACCCAAAGAATCGCGCAACTCTTGCATTGTTGTATATGTGGCTGCCATGACTTCATCCTTTCATTTTAATTGATAAGGCTTACAGGGCCAGGGCCTCCTAGCCCTGTAAGCGACTTAGGGTTTTATCAGGTCTTGTCAAATAACTGTAGGCCGCCTGCAATCAATGTTTTGGTTGCAAAGTACGCATACAATTCTGTGGCAATTTCACCAGTAGCAGTGATATTGACTGACAATGAAAGCACTGGGCTTTCATAAATGCAGATTGCTGATGGTGTAGTAATAAACGCGCAGTTATCGATTGTGGTTGCAACCATATTGGCATCAACCCATAGATCAAGGCCCATCATATCGCCGCGTAATCCGCGTGGAGTTGATTGACCATTGGCGTTCATTGGAGATGCAGCATTGAAAATACTGCGCCCGGTTGTATCTAGGCTGCCGATCAAAGTGCTCCAAACGGATGTACCTGCAATGAATGCTGTGGCAGTTTCACCAGTAGCTGCATAAACAAGTGGTGCACACTCTGCAACGAATGCCTGAAGTCCAGCAACAGTTGCTGCCTGTGTAGTTGCTGATGCTGTACCGCCAGCAATAATTTCAGCGATAACTTTTGCATCAGATGCTTTTGCGTATCCCCGCAAACAATTCTCGTACATTGCAGAATAGAAACTTGGATCTGATCTGTCAAGTAATTCTTGACTCATGATCTGAGTGCCTGCAATTTTGACAACTGTTGCATCCACATAGGCAGAAACAATTTGAGTTCCAGCAGTTGCTGCACCTTCTGCGACAACAGCCATTGTTGCGGCAGTGGTAATTTTTGGATGCGAAATAGTCATTCCGCTTGGTGCCAATGCGCGAGCACCACCAAGTGCATCAATTGTTGGGCGTGTCATGACGGATGTGTCAATGACACTAGAAATATATTGAACGGGCTTGAATGCTGGGTTCGTCGTGAACGAATCGTTGGCAAAATTCATCTTTTGTGCGATGGCATCTGCTGCACGAATATAATCACGGGAAACATCATTGCCCATTGTGGCTTTGATCTTGTGTTCTAAGTATTGCGCTTGTGTTTTGATTGGTGAGCGTACTTCTCCCACCATATAACTTGCAGAAACTACAGGGCGTGAGGCATCCACAACGGGAGCCTCTGCCGCAGGTTCTGGGGCTGTATCATCTGGGGCTGTCGTCATGACATCCTCACTTTCTGTTTCGGTTTCGATCTCTACAATTGTTGTATTGATCGTGGTTGTTTTGGTACTTGTACTTGTGGAATTTGCCGCCTCAATTTCGGCCTGACTTGCGGCAACGCTAGTGACCACTGCATTTTCAAATGCAGGCGATTCGACAAGGCTGACTTCAATGAGCCTGGCACTTGTCACTAAAAGGTGAGTGTCAGTGGGCAGAGATGAAATGACTTCCACCCCAACGGATAGCCCACTGACCAAATCCTCAGCTGCCAAAGTCAAATAATCTGTACCCTTGGTGCTGCTGGAAATCTTGAATGATCCGTAGATGAAATTGCCATCTGCACTAAAAGATTGAGCACGGCCGATCGGATTGTTTGGCTCATGTTGCGCGAGCAACTTTATTCTGCCGGGTGACGGAATCTCAATTGATCCGTGCTCAAATACAACAGGCCCTGCCGATGTTTGACCAGTTGCCCCGTACTCCATAATCTTGCCAGAAATGACCCGGCGTTCTGTATCAGCGGCTTGGATTGGTGTACTAAATGTTAATTTCATGAGCCATCTCCATTCGGTGATAAATCTTCCATTGCTTTTGCTTGGTCCAAAGTAATCAAATTGAGTGAAAGCATTTTTTCAATAACTGCCAAACGCGCAGTTGCATCAGCACGCAGGAATGTTTCATCGCTAGCAAAACGCACAACATTATTTGCATTTGTTATGTCATCCATGCTGAGTCGATCCTCAATGGCACATACATAAGGGGCCAGCGTGTACGCATAAAATTCTTTCCGGGCATCTAAAACATTCTGGTATGTCATGCTTTTATTTGCATCAGATGAGGCCATGTATGCCGGTACATTCATCAATCTGCAAATTTCCGTACTCAAATCCTGTTTTGCCTCTGAGTACATCATGTCTTTGGGTGAAAATGATGTGGTCTGATAATCCAAAGTGGAAGTGAGATAGGCCGTTCCGCGTGAATTTCTTGCGGCCTTCCAACTTGCAAGAATTCCTTGCACTGTCGCCTCCGGTAAGTCAGCCCCGGAATTTTTCAGGAAGCCACTTGGAATCGGTGTCTGCGCCGCTATTGCAGCCGCTTTTTCCAAATCTAACGCGGCCCTTATTGTTCTTGCACCGGTACCGAGCACACCAGGCTGAAGTGATTGGTATGTGATCAAACTTCCTATGCCACTCATCGGCCGCACTTCATGATCGACTGTGTAATATTCAACAAGAGTATTTCGCTCATTTAGTTTTGGCGTAACTCTTTCATTTGCTACCCATGCAAATCGCGCTGGTCTTCCATCATCAGCATATGTTGCAGTCACTTCCCAGTAGGCAACCTGATAAAACAACAATGATTGCACGGTATAGGCAATTGTTACACTGCGAGGCTGCCGAATATCTGGTTGATCTAACCAAATGGGTGAACCTAATTCTTCACCTGTTTTTTTGTTGTATAAGCCAAGCGGAATTCCTGCGATTGTTCCGCAAATCAATTGTCTGCACTTACTGACCGTTGGCACCTGAAGTGCTGATGGTAGATCGATGCCTGCAAAATCAAATTGCATTCCATAATCACTCCAGCCGCTTACGCCATAGCCGGAACTCATCACAGCCGGGGCATATTGATTTTGGAGCGTAACGGGTTCATCCTTGACCAGCCGCAACGCAGACAAAATACCCATAGTCGGATAATAGCCCCATATCACCTAAAACGGACATATCGAACAATTGGGAATTCTCGGCGTGTCTAGCCTGCAATTACCATTGGAGTTGAAACAGGTTCCTGCATTTTGTGAACAATCATGGCCAGTGAAATCGGCGCGGATACATCACCTGCGCTGGCCCTTCGCACGATACGCCAACTGGAGTCATTAGTTTTGGCAGCACACGATTGCATCTGCAAATCAAAAGGTTCCTGGCCCATGTGCACTAGCCTGGAATTGACGATGCAATCCAAGAGATCCCCTGATGCCTGATAGAACGCGGTTCCAGATACATCGATCATTCTGCAACCACTGGCAGTCAATCGCGCCGCAATACTTGCTGTGGAGTAGTGATCAAACATGATCATGCGTGGAAAATACTTATCGACCCAGTTTGTTTTGATGTCGGCTGCAATCTGCAATTCATCCACAGCTGTTTCCGATCTCCATTGCTGCATCAGGCCAACAGCGATTTTGCCATTGGGCAGATATTGACCGGCCACCAATGAGGCCGTGCGTTTGGAGATAGCCACATCAAATGCCATGAATGTATCCGGGCCAACTGGAATCGAAAGGGTGCGATCTGCGCACGCCTCCCACGCGCCCAAAGGCCAGGGGCTTGAAAGGGATGATACCCACATACACAAATGCTCTGGCAAAAATTTCTCCATTGGCATTACTGACAGGGCCTCCTCCAGCCCATCTTCTGTGATGGTAATTCCAAGGCTGGGATTGCTCATTGCCCAGGCTTTGCGATCTGTCGGCTTTGAATATTCTGGTGCGCTGTACTCATACCAACCCAGTGTTTTGGATGGGTATGAAAGGGCCTTTTCGCGCAGGGAATTTAGCACTGTGGAGAATGCATCCCCGGCATTGGAGCAAACATAGGTTTGGGCCGCGTTACCCATTGCAATAGTAATTGGCTTGGCAGCTGCCCATGCTTCCTCTGAAATGTAGCGCAACTCATCGACAAACAAGAGGTTGGCTGACTTGCCACGCGCAGCATCAGCATTTGATGCCACGATTTCATACCGGGCACCATTAAGTAGATCCAAATGCTCCTTGCCGTTTCCCCGGTAGCCAACCTCTCCACGATTGAGTTTGACCTGTACGCGCAGAAACTCATTGGCATCGATGATGGAACACACCTTGCGGAATGTATCTTCGGCCATGCCTCTCTTGGAGGACATAGCCACAATGGATCTCTCATTGAGCACAAACAAGCCAAAGAGGATGCGCAGGGCAATGAGCATAGTCTTCCCATTTTGACGGCTGAGAATAATCCCTATGGTTTTCCTGGTGAATGCCCCAGTTTTATCTATAGTAAGAAAATCATTGCTGATGAATTTCTGCCAGGGAAACAATGGATAGCCACATTTTTCTGCAAACTCTGCAAACTCTGGGCCTAGGGATTTCCCTTTTAATGGGATTGACATCAGCCGAGGTTTTACGGCTCCCATTAGCTTCTTTTTCTTTGCCCCAGTTTTGCGCTTGGGTACATTGTCTATGACTAACTCCATGATGGCCTTGGCTGGCCTTCAAATGGCCCTGCAAGGCTCGGACTGACGGTGACTGGGGAGAGATTGGCAGG